AGCCATTGGAGCAGCATTAAGGAGTAAAAACACATGACAGCCGCACTACATACAACCAAAGAGTACGAAGACTGGGTGGCTGGTATCGGCGCACGGCTTGCCGAAACTAACCGCAGGATACGAACATCGGGGGGTAACCACTTCTGGGACATGAAGACGTTCAAAGAGATGGTCACCGTTTTAGATGGCCCACCAATACCTGCGTGGCCCTTGGAACTAAGGAGAAGAACACATGACTAAAACTGAAATGATTGAGTTACTTGGTGTACCAAACACACGCGAGTTACAAACGCTGATATGGTATGTGGAGACGGTAGCGCGTAGGGATTACTTTGGGTATATGGCAGAGCTATGCGACACCCAGAAAAACCACATATCACGTTTGAGGATTTGAAAAATCTGTCGTTAAGAAACCAAAAGTCTATTCAGACTTCACTGGACTACATGATTGCACTGGAACGCAAAGACAAGGAGAAGAACACATGACAAAAGATGACGCATTGAAGCTAGCGCTGGAGGCGCTGGAGTTTATTCACCGAACAGGTGACACACAGGCATTTGATTTGTGCCTTGCAGAACCCGCCATTGCCGCAATCAAAGAAGCCTTGGAGATAGAGCCTGACTTTGGGCCACAACCGGATATGCACTACGGCATGAACCAAGACGACTGGAAAGATATAGTTACCGCCATATCCAAGGCGCGTGATAGCAGAGGCATATACCTAGGATGCCGCCCTGCTGATGTGTTCCAAGATTGGTTTCTTGCAATGGGATTATTTAAACCAAAGGAGAAAGCAAATGACACCTAAACAGTATGACAAGATGGTTGACGATCTTGAGCTTGACGACAACTTCCACGCGCCTGACAAAGTTACCGTAGAGGGGCAGACCCTCGCCTATGTGTGGTATCAGAAGGAAATGGTTAAGCGGCGCATGGATGAACTCCAACGCCTGATCTTTCGCACCATCGACACATTGGAAGCCCGCAAAAGCGAGCACTTGGGTGTAATTGACAACCTGATACGTGAGAACAAATCCCTCAGAGACAAACTAAAGGAGCAAGCGAAATGAACACACCTCCCCAACACCGCATACGAATGTTATTGCAGAAGTATCACGATGGCCTGACCCTGCAAGACATATCGAGCTACCTCAATATGAACTACACCAACGCAGGGCGCAGTCTACTTAAGATGCCCGATGCTTATATTGACCGATGGATTCCCAAGGTAGGCCGTGGCCCTGGCAAGTGGAGTCCTATATGGTGCGTAATTGTGCCACCGGAGAATTGCCCCATGCCTTTTGGAGCAAACAATGAATGACCTACCAAACTTTGCCGCATGGACTAACGAGAACTTGGCTAGGTTTGCCGAGGAGTCTTACATCCGTATGCAGAATCAACAAGAGCGTATTGAGGAGATGCAGATGCTACTAAAGAATGCGGCTGAAGCAGTAAACAATTTACGCAAACTATTGGGTCATTGGAATGGATGATATGACTATCTTTATTAGCCTTGCCTCTTACTGTGATGGACTGCTAGAACAAACTGTACGCAACGCGCTTGAGAAGGCGAAACATCCGAGCCGGTTGCGTTTCGGCATAGTGGAGCAGAACTTCTACGAGCGAAGGCTTAAGTACGACGATATCAAGTCTCAGGTGAGATACGTAGGCATTGATATCAAGGACGCCCGAGGTGCTTGCTGGGCGCGTTCACTAGCCATGAGTCTGTATTCAGGAGAGACATGGTTCCTACAAGTCGATGCCCATACAGTATTCGATCAGGACTGGGATGAATCACTACTTATGATGGCAGCGGTGTGCTCAATGATGTCACCTAAGTTTGTGATGTCAAGCTACCCCTCGCCGTTCTTTATGCGTGAAGGCGTCATTGTCCCTGAGAGAACAACTGCGGGGGTGTTGATGAGTTTAGTCAATCCTACCAGTGAGTTTCGAGAAAGTGATTTGATTCTTGGGTTCACTGGAAACAAGGCGGTCGATACCAATACACCAATCGAAGGGTTCCACATTGCTGGTGGGTTTGTGTTCACGCATGGGCGGTTCGTATACGAAGTGCCTTATGACCCCAATATGTATTTCGAAGGGGAGGAACAAACGCTTGCTGTACGAGCCTACACACATGGATGGAATATTTACCACACGCCTAATGTTCCTGTGTACCACTTGTATAGCACACCTGATATAGCAAGTAATTTCCGTGAGACCCATTGGGTAGAGCGTGAAGACAAGGTGCGTGGTGAGCGGTGGTGGGACTTGGATAGGAAGGCCAAGGCTAGGATGGTAGCAATGCTCCAATACAACGCAGACTTAGGTATCTATGGCCTAGGCAAACAAAGAACACTGACTGAGTTTGCGAACTTCTCAGGCATTGATTACCGTAATAAAACTTTATCCAAACACGCGAAGGAACGATGATGACTGAACACGAACAAAACCTACGAGACTTGGCAGCACTGCTTGCTATGGCGGCATTGCTTGCTAGAGACAAGTACAACAACTACCCGCATGAGCAAGCATTCAATATAGCCGATGCGTTCATGAGAGAAAGGAAAGCACGAGATGCTATGCCCCCTGTGTAAAACCAAGACGGACGTGGTAGACACCCGCACACTAAAACGTAACCAAGTAAAACGAAGGAGAGTATGTATTAATGGTCACATCTTTAGCACCAAAGAAGAAGCAGTCACTGCGCCCGAAGACAGAAGTCTTAAGTCAAGAAGAGCTTAGAACGTGGTGGCCTTTCGATAGAGTTGATGGAAAGATTTTAGAGAAACTAAATCGAAGACACTTGACAAATAAAAACCGGACTTATCATCCATTCCCCCTTCACCCTTTTAGGAGAATTTTATGAAACGCAAACTAACAGCAGTAGATAAAGTACGTCGCTACATGGTAAAAGCCCCAACAGCTAAGCCCCAAGATATTGCTACGGCATTGGGTATCCCTATTACAACTGTGTACGTATCACGTACCACATTAAAGAAGAGTGGTAAGTTACCCACTGCGAAACCTAAGGCACGTATGGCAAAACAAGTCGCACTGGATTTGGTGAATCAGCCCCCGCACTACACCGTTGGTGGCATCGAGACGATTGCTTACATCAAGGCCAAGCTGACACCTGAGGAATTCAGGGGCTACCTGAAAGGTAATGTGCTCAAGTATGCGAGCCGAGCAAACCATAAGGATAATCCCACACAAGATATCGACAAGATGGTTTGGTATGCACACGCTTTGCAAGAGGCAGCATGAGCCTCATAACAATCGACTTTGAATCGTACTACTCTAAAGACTTTGGATTCTCGAAGTTAACGACAGAGGAATACATCCGTGACTTGAGGTTTGAAGTTATAGGCGTAGCGGTTCAAGTTAACGCTGGAGAGCCTGAGTGGTTCTCCGGTGATAGGGAGTCCATGCGTAAGTGGCTATGGAAGTTTGACTGGAAGAACAGTATGGTGTTGGCGCATAACACCCTGTTCGACGGTGCGATTCTCCGTTGGCACTTTGGCATTACGCCGATGGTCTATCTTGATACCCTGTGTATGGCGAGAGCCATACATGGCGTTGAGGTTGGTGGTTCCCTAGCCAAACTTGCTACGCGATATAACATTGGTGAAAAAGGTACAGAGGTCAACGATGCCATAGGCAAGATGCGACTTGACTTCACGCCTGAGGAGTTGGAGCGATACGGCAGCTACTGCTGCAATGATGTACGCCTGACCCACACCCTGTTTGAGATCATGTCCAAGGGGTTCCCGATGGAGGAGCTGAAACTGATAGACATGACATTGCGGATGTTCATTCAGCCTATGCTCTACGTGGACGAGGATACGCTACGAGATCGGCTTGATGACCTACGCAAAGAGAAGTCCGAGCTACTGTCATCCTTGATGGAGCAGCTTAAGTGCGAGACAGAAGAGGACGTACGTAAGAATTTATCTAGCGGACCTAAGTTTGCCAAGGTGCTTGAGTCGTTTGGCGTGGTCGTGCCAATGAAGACAAGCCCCACTACTGGCAAACAAGTCACTGCGCTTGCTAAAAAAGACGAGGGTTTCATTGCCCTGACTGAACACGAGAACACATTCATCCAGCACTTGTGCGCAGTACGCCTTGGGACTAAATCTACTTTGGAAGAGAAGCGGATTGAGCGTTTCATGGAGATCGGTAGACGCAACAAGGGAATGATTCCTGTCCCCCTGAAGTACTATGGTGCTCATACCGGACGTTGGTCAGGCCAAGACAAGATCAACTTCCAGAACCTACCTAGTCGAGATGCTAAGAAAAAGGCATTGAAGAAGTCCATTGTCCCGCCCGAGGGATACAAGGTAATCAACTCAGACTCATCTCAGATTGAAGCGCGGGTGTTGCCGTGGCTGGCTGGTCAGGACGATGTGGTCAAGCAGTTTGCCGATGGAGAAGATGTGTACTCGATCTTTGCGTCAGATGTCTATGAGCGCAAGATCACCAAGGCAGACCCCACCGAGCGATTCGTGGGTAAGACTTGCATCCTTGGGCTGGGCTACGGCACTGGGGCGTTGAAGTTACAGCATACTCTTTCTACCGCACAGCCGGTTAGTGTCAAGCTACCCGAGGAGGAATGCAAGCGTATCGTGGGCGTTTACCGCGCCAAGAACGACAAGATCATTGACCTGTGGGCTGAGGCTGATCGGCTTTTAGAAGACATGATGAACCATAAGTTCACTAAACCACTGCCGTTTGGGAAGCATGGTTGTGTGTTCTACGACGCTGAGGGTATCATCCTGCCCAATAACCTACGCATCCGATATCCCAACCTACGCCGAGAGTACGTGGATGGCAAGTCGCGTGTTGTGTATGACTCACGTAAGGGACCGGTGTCTATATGGGGCGGAGGCGTGGTGGAGAACGTGGTCCAAGCCCTAGCTAGGATCATCGTTGGGACTCAGATGGTTGATATAAATGCTACCTATAGAGTTGCCCTGACAGTCCATGACGCTGCTGTCGTAGTCGTGCCTGATGACGAGGTGGACAAGGCTATAGCATTAATAACTGGCCTCATGTCAACGCCTCCAGTTTGGGCTAAGGGTTTACCCGTGGCTTGTGAAGCGAAGGCTGGTGCAACTTACGGCGATTGCTGATAATATTGAACCCTCATAACTCTTAGTTCTATAAAATCATGCAACTCCAAGATATCAAATGGTCTTACTCAGGTCTTAAAGATTACGTCAATTGCCCTAAACAGTATCAGGAAGTAAAAGTATTAAAAAGGTTTTCCAAATTTCCTACACAGGAGATGCGCTACGGAACAGAAGTTCACTCTGCGCTGGAGGACTATGTCAAGGATGACAAACCCCTAGCCAAAAACTACGAACGATTCAAGAAGCAAGTTGACCCGCTGAAAGAGATGGAGGGAATCAAGTTCCCCGAGTATCGTATGGCGGTTACTTACGAGAAAGAACCATGTTCGTTTGGGGCGAAGGAATACTGGGCGCGTGGTATTGCCGACTTGCTAGTAGTCAATGGTGAGAAGGCGTTTATCGTGGACTACAAGACAGGCAGTAGTAAGTACCCCGATGCAAAGCAGCTTCAGCTTATGGCGATGATGACCTTTGCCCATTTTCCTCAGGTTGCCGATATCAGTGCTGGCCTACTCTTTGTGATGGATGAAAAGTTCATTACGGCTGAGTACACTAGAGATAACTTGGATAAATACTGGAATGATTTCGCTGGCGATCTTTCTCGCTTGCAAAACTCCTTTGTCACCGATGTGTGGCAAACAAACCCTTCACCACTGTGCAAGTGGTGTCCCGTACGAACCTGTGAATTTAATAGAGAATGACAATGTATATAACATCAGTAATAGATTACTCCTATCCAATGATGGCGGCAGAAAAGTCGTTAAAAGAAGCACACCTGCTCATGCTCGACAAGAAGTATGATGAAGCTCTTGACGAACTACTTATTGCCGCTTCCGAAGTCAAGATGACTATAAATGCAATACGCCACATGAAGGAGCAAGAAGATGCCCTACGTAAACAAACCGAGACCGTATAAAAAGAGTACCAACAGCAGTTGGCACGAGGTGAGCACGAGAACCGCATGGAGCGCCAACGCGCACGGCGTGCGGTAGATAAAACAGGCAAGGATAACAACCATAACGGCGAGGCCGATGCACGTGAGGGCAAAGACATAGCCCACCGCAAGGCGTTATCCAAGGGCGGCTCTAACAAGGATGGTTACTTCATCCAGTCCGAAGCGGGTAACCGTTCATTCAAACGCAACTCCTCCGGTGCATTGGTATCCGAGGTAAGTAAGCGGGAACGCAGTAGGTAGAAACACCTATAAATTCCAGTCAAAATAATACTTGACAAATGAATTTGCACCCCGATAATACTTAGACCGTTAGGCGTGAGTGGGTCAAACAGGGGTTTTTGCTTCCCCTTTAACCGCGTCAGTTAATCGGTGGCGTTTCTCCTTTCTGGTCACAGGATTAACCGGATGGGGGGTCGCTCCCCCTTTCGTCACTTTAGTTTAAGGATAGTATGGAATTAGTTGATAACACTGCTCTGAAGTTTCATTGCTCACATGACGTGGCAAGGACTATCACGCAGTACATAGATAAAAGTGAGTTGATCGGTGAGTCCGAGAACCACGCCGAGGTGCTGGTGTACTGGGGCATCGAAGAAGTTCAACGCTTGTCACGGATGTTGTCACCAACATTCAAGATACCTTCCCCTATTGAACGCGATTACAACTGGCCCGGAATGTTCCAGCCATTCGATCATCAACGTGACACAGCCCGATTCCTCACATTACACCGCCGTGCTTTCTGCTTCAATGAAGCTGGTACAGGCAAGACATCCGCAGCGATTTGGGCAGCAGACTATCTTATGAGCCAAAACCTCATTAAGCGGGTATTGGTCGTGTGTCCTCTGTCCATCATGCAGAGCGCATGGCAAGCTGATTTGTTCAAGACTGCTATGCACCGCACTTGCGCTATTGCCCACGGCACACGCCGTAACAAAGTAATTCAGGGGGACTATGACTTTGTAGTCATCAACTACGATGGCATGAATTCAGAACGCGCCGCAATTGTTGAGCGTGATTTTGATCTCATCATCATTGACGAAGCAAACGCATACAAGAATGTCAGCACTGTGCGCTGGCGTACCCTTGCCAAGATTATCAAGCCTTCTACTTATGTGTGGATGATGACAGGCACTCCTGCTTCTCAATCCCCTGAGGATGCGTTCGGTCTCGCCAAACTCATCAATCCCAACGGCGTACCCAAATACAAAACTGCATGGCGCGATACAGTATTGACTCAAGTGTCGCGCTTCAAATGGGTCCCAAAGCCTACGTCGCGTGATACAGTGTTTAAGGCATTGCAGCCAGCTATCCGCTACGAGAAAGCCCAATGCCTTGACCTGCCTGAGGTTATGTATCAGACCCGCGAAGTGCCGCTGACTGGGCAAGCCTCTGCGTACTACAAGGCGCTGCTCAAAGAGATGCAGATCAAAGCGGCTGGCGAAACTATCAGCACCGTCAACGCAGCGGCGTCCTTGACCAAGCTGCTTCAGCTATCGGGTGGGGCCGTATACACCGACGATGGCAATGTGGTCGAGTTCGATGTATCTCCGCGATTGCAAGTTCTTAAAGAGGTGATGGAAGAGGCGCTGCATAAGGTCATCGTATTCATTCCGTATAAGCACACAATCCGATTGGTGCAAGACGAGCTAACAAAGAACAATGTATCGACTGAGGTTATATCAGGTGATGTTTCAGCTACTCAGCGGTCAATGATCTTTAATAAGTTTCAAACCACACCTGACCCACAAGTTTTATTGATACAGCCACAAGCAGCATCCCACGGCGTAACGCTGACCGCTGCAAGTATCGTGGTGTTTTGGTCTCCGGTTATGTCTGTTGAGACCTACATACAGTGCATTGCACGTATTGACCGTCAAGGTCAGAAAAACAAGATGACAGTAATCCACCTTCAAGGGTCTGAGGTGGAGCGGCGTATGTACACCATGTTGCAGAACAAGGTGGACTTACACGAGAAGTTAGTAGACCTGTATCGTGATGAACTAGAAGGAGATAGCAATGGATGATGTAGAACCGTTAGTCGAAACCTATTTGACGCTTCGTAGAGAACGTGAGATGCTAAGCAGACAAGATAAGTTGCTTAAGGAAGACATGGAAAAACTTGAAACCGCAATGTTGGCGATCTGTAACGCAACAAATATGAACGGCTTCAAGACAAGACTTGGCACTGTTACCCGCAAGGTCAAGGAACGTTACGTTTGCTCTGATTGGGATAACTTCAAGAAGTTTATTGAGACTGAAGGGTCAGTCGATTTACTCTCGAAGACTATCCACCAAAGCAACTTCAAAGAATTTATGTCTGAGCGCGCGGGCGATGGCCTGCCGCCCGGTATAAATGCCTTACGCGAGTACGATATTGTCGTGCTTAAGGCCCCTTCAACCAGTGAAACTTTAGTTTAGGAAAATCAAAATGAGTAATGAACTCGCAAACATCCTCGGGTCATCTGACCTTATCGACCTTGGTCTTGATGAAGATACCCTTGCCGTAGCCGGTGGCGCTACAAAAGGCAATAAGCGTATCTCTATTGAGGGTCGCGTCTTTCGCAAGATCGTCGGTGGTAAAGAACAGAGTGTCAACACAGACAACTCTATGAACGTAATCATCGTCAAAATGGCGCACGAGGCATCGCGGACGTACTACAACCAAACGTACAAAAAGGGCGTTAAGTTGTCCCCTGCTTGCTGGTCTAACGACTCGAAGCTCCCTGACCCTGAGGTTAAGTCTCCTTGCGCTCCATCATGCGCAGAGTGCCCATTCTCGGTAAAAGGCTCCGGTCAAGGTGGCACAGGTTCAGCTTGCCGTTTGTCATGGCGTCTTGCCGTGGTCTTGCCTAGCGATCCATCAGGCGACGTGTATCAGTTGGTGCTTCCAGCTACTAGCGCGTTCGGTAAAGAGGACAATGGTCGCTGGCCTTTCCGCCCTTACGTGCAGATGCTGGCTAATAACAATGTCTCGGCAGGGCGTGTTATCACCAAGATGCAGTTTGACATCAACTCCCCAGTGCCACGCCTGTTGTTCTCGCCAGTCAGTTCAGTACCGGCTGATGTTCGCGATACTATTGCCCGACAAGGCAAGACCCTCGCAGCAGAGAATGCAGTTAAGCTGACTGTCTACAAGACAGACGAGGAAGCTGCTGCACCTGAGGCTATGCCTGAGCCAGTCAAGCAAGCTTCTCGCAAGGCTACCGCTGAAACCGTGGATGACGTTAGCGATATCGTCAAGAAGTGGGCTAAGAAGTAATGTCCCGTCCGTATAGCCCCGCGCTTTTAGAGCGCATTAACCAAGACGATGGCAAGTACAGCCTCGGCATTGATCTAGCAAAGCACTGCGTAGCCGCAGGACTCAATGCTACCTATGTTGCTGCGATTCTTGAGACTAGCCGTGTGAGTATCCATTCTTGGTTTAGAGGCGGGGCTATACGCCATAGAACCCGCCCCAAGGTGGAAGTTTTAATTGAAATACTAGAGGAGGATATGGAACGTGGCCTGCTGCCTGTCAGCGGTCATGTACAAGCAAAAGCATATGCAGAGGGCATTCTTGGTCGCCCTTTGGATAGCAAGTCGCTTAAAGCGTCGGACTAAGTAGTCCATGTTTTATGGGCGGGGCTGGCCCCCGCCTTTTTTGTCTCTGCGATCATGAACAACCAATTTTTCGAAAAGATTTTCCCTACGCAGGGGTATATGTGCGTTGCAGGTATTACACCTGAGGGCGTCATAAAACCAAGATTTGCTACTGACACAGATGAGGCACTGAAGATAGCGCAAGACTTCATCAATCAGAAAGTAAATGTTTACTTCACACCCGGTACGTTTGAGGGTATGAGCCGTAAGCAAGTAAATAGTGTATTCGTCAAATCGTTTTTCCTCGATATTGATGTGATGCACGGTAAGGCTAAGTACGACACCAAGGAACAAGCAATAGAAGAACTGCAACGGTTCTGCTCTGAGATAAATTGGCCCCAGCCAGTAATGCTCGACTCCGGTGGTGGCATCCATGCCTACTGGATATTTGACGAGGAGTTGCCTACTGACATTTGGGTAGGCTATGCAAACAAGTTTAAGCAGCTATGCCTTGACCACAACCTCATCATTGACGAGGCAATACCAGCGGACTCGGCGCGATTGATGCGCATCCCCGGTACAAGCAATTACCGATACGACCCCCCTTCACCCTCGGTACTTCTTACCGACGTGTTCACTTACCCACTGGACCAGCTACTTGGCGCGTTGGGCGAAGTGGAGGAAGTCTTTGATCTACGCAAGGTGGAGAAGGGACTCGACGAGGATACTCAGGCAATTTACGACAAACTAAACGGCAACTTTGAATATGACTTTCAAACCATTGCATACAAGAGTGCGATAGAAGGGACAGGCTGTGCACAGATCAAATACTTACTCACCTCAGACGATTGTCCGGAGCCATTGTGGTACGCTGGAATATCTGTCGCCGTTAGGTGTCGTGATGGCGCTACTGCCATACACGATATGTCCAGTCACGATAGCAGATACGACCACAAGAACACAGAGAGTAAAGCTGCCCAGTCATTATCCAGCGCAAAGTGGGCACATAGCTGTGAAGCGTTCGAAAGAGAAAACCGAGAAGGGTGTGCGGGATGCCCACACAGAAACTCATTTGGTAAAAGGGGGCCTATTGAGCTTGGTCGAGTCCTCAAGTCCGTTGATGTCGTTACTGGAGACGGACAAACCGAAGAGGAAGCGGAGCCAGTACGGCCCAGTACGCCAACCCAAAAGTACGTAGCGTTCCCTGATTTCCTGTATCCCTATTCACGTGGGGCCAACGGAGGCATTTACTACACACCCCCGCCACGATCTACCAAGAAGGGGATGGTGCAAGACTCTGATGAATTACTTTTACATTTCACAGTTTACCCCGTCCAAAGACTAAAAAGCCCACATGACGGTGAGTGCTTACTTATACGAGTAGAACTACCCCACGACGGTTCCCACGAGTTCATGATGCCTTTGCGTTATGTAGCTGCGATAGACAAACTGAAAGAGATACTTACCAACAATAGCGTGACCTTTGAGCCTTCAAGTGCGCCCCGAATCGCAAGCTACTTGATGAAGTGGTCCACATTTTTAACCAACACTAAGAGAGCAGATGTTATGAGAATTCAACAAGGATGGACTTCAGATACCCATGATTCATTTGTGCTAGGCACAGACGAGTACATGGCAAACGGAGATGTACGGCACTGCCCGCCATCTGCCATATCCAAGAACGTAGTCAAGCATATTAAGCAGGGCGGTACGTTGGATGGCTGGAAAGCCTCCATGAAAATGTTTAATGACCCCGGCTACGAGTGGCACGCTTTCACAGTGCTTTGCGGATTTGCTTGCCCCCTCATTGAATTCACCAACGTCAACGGCGTTATCTTCTCCTTGTATGGCAAGTCAGGTTTCGGTAAGACTGGCGCGTTGTATGGTGCGCTGAGTATTTGGGGGCATCCTGAAAACCTGTCAGTGTTTGATGGTACGCAGAACGCACTGATTAACCGGATGATTACCTGCAAGAACATTACCTACGGATTGGATGAGCAGTCAAACTCAGATGGCAAGACAGTTTCCCACGTGGCCTACAACATATCGTCAGGCCAACCCAAGCTGCGGATGATGTCCTCTGCCAACCAAGAACGTGAGACAAGCTACATCACGCGCCTAATTGCCATCATCACAACCAATACCCGACTGCGTGAGTTGATGTCCACATACAAGGGCGACACCAATGCAGAGGAGATGCGTATCCTTGAGCCGACTATCAACAAGCCAATGGTTCCGGGTTATGAATTGACCGATGAGCGTGGACTTATGATGTTTGAAACTCTTAAGACAAACTACGGTCATGCTGGTCCGCTCTACATCCCTGAGTTGTTTAAGATTGGTATACCTGAACTCAAGCGCCGCTTAAAGACTGAGTACCTCGCCGTAGGTGAGGAGTACACGAAGAACGCTGAGTACCGCTTCCTGTCTAACCTGATCTCATCTACCAAGGCTGCTGGCAAGATTACCAATAGCATGGGGCTGACTGAGTTTGACCTTGACCGCATCTTCTCTGTTGTGGGCGGTGGCTTCATGCGGTTGATCGAAGGCAAGACCGAGGACGATAACTCCAAGGCTGAAAGCGTACTGGGGGACTTCATCAACAAGAACATTCAGAATGCATTGGTGTTCCGTGAGGGGCGTCATGTCATGGAGCCACGTAATGCTTTGAACATCACCGCTGATGTAGACGAGGGAGTGATATGGCTATCTACCAGCGCAGTCAAAGAGTATCTCAAGCTGCATAAGCTGAGTCCCACGTGGTTTGAGAACGAGTTGGAGAAGCGAGGCATCCTCAAGGAAAAATCCCGCAAGCAGATGGCAGCGGGGTGGAAGGCAGCATTTGGGTCAACCAATGTGCAAGCCTACAAGGTGGTCATGGATGTAAGCCAAATCTTTAAAGATGAGCAAGCAGATACCGATACAGCCGCCGAATGAGCCTGAGTGGATATTCCCCTTCCATGTTCTTGGTGTGGGGATAGCTTCTTTGTGCCTACGATGCGCCCTGCCTACATGATGTTTATCTTGGACACTACATCCAAGAAAGCAGGTGTTAGGGTAAAAACTTTTACGACAACCAAGGATGGAATCCTTGGTGTCAGGGCGTGGCGTATGCGTTAGGGTTTTACATCAAACAGTTTGAACGTTTCTATCATATGCCGTTTAGTTACGTTCTCCATGCTTATGATGTTGTCAATAACCTCTTTACGCTCTTTAGGAGTTAACCCCGGCATCTTGCGGTAGTCGTTGGCTTCCTTACGTAGCTTCTGTAGCGTACCGCCTGATAGATGGTTGAATTCTTTTACAAGGTACTCATCCATCGGGTTAGCCTCTAAGTACTTAGCATACTGTTCAGGATTAGTCTTGAACATATTTAACTTGCGCTCTTTTTCTTTTATCTGCGTTTCCACAGACGAGAACTCACGAGCATCAAAGTTAGAGGGCGCACCAAAGAAACTATCAAGGAAGACAGTGTCAGTCTTAGGATTGAATGCCTTTTCTCCTGCGCCAAGCAACATCATGTTTTGGCCTGTTTGTGCCACGCGCATCACACCATCGGCATAGTTATTGGCGAAGAAGTACATCGTATTTGGGCTTACGTCCACAGCCCCATTGGTGACATCTGCCAACGTACGAGCCGCAGCTTTATACAACTCAGGTATGTTATCCCCACCAGTGTAAGCATCGCCTACACGAGACTGACGGTTGTTATAAATCTCACGCCCCAACGCATCCATATTCATTTGCCACTCTAGGAACGGACGAGCCACAGATGGCAACGCTGAGTCCATGAGGAATGCCGGGAAGTTATCCAGCATATTAATACGAGAGATAGGCAGTGGCAGGAATGAGTCTAGTCCAATCGACACAATGTTAGACAGGCCATCCTTCAGTGAAGCATTGCCTGTTGCCATACCCATAACTTGTGCGCCCGCTGCGGCAAACGAACCCATGCCATAGCCCCAAGGCATCTGTATTGGGCTATCCATACCGGGGATAAAGAATCGGGCATAGCGTGACCAACGGTTAATGTCATCTGTAGCAGTGCGATTACGCCCGTAGTCATCATCATCCGACATTGCCATAGACAATAGATACATAACAGCGCCAAAACCTGCCAAGCCCATAGACATTGCTTGGGCATTCCTACGCTGTTGCTCATGGCTCTTGCGGAAATTCTCTACAGCAGTCTTATCTTTACGAACTTCGGGCGGTAAATCAGCAATCGCCGCATCAGTGCTGCGCAGCATCGGGCCAAGAGTTTCAATGGCGCGGAGTGCACCAGTAGCCGCTGGACGGAAGAACATAAAGAACGCGCCTGCGCCACGCCCCCACTCACCAGACTGCTCAAAGTTGGCGAGGTTTTTAACGTAGGCTGCTGCACGTGTTTGAGCTGCTTCTGGAGATATCTTCTCTTCAGCAATCATTCTGTTACGAGTAACTCGGTAGGCCGCAGCACGGCTAGACAACTCAAACATATCAACATAAGCATCAAAGAACTTATTCATGCCATCAAGGGCTTTCTTTGGATTGCTTGAATTGATATCGCGCTGAAGTGCTTTGAATGTGCCCTTGGTAGATATGCCTTGGAGGTAAGACACCATACCACCTGCTTTTATGTACTCCAAAGCATCTTGGGCAAAGCCAGACTTATCCTTGGCAGCATATGCCTTAAGCTCATCCATCTTGCCTTCGTTGTATAACCTAGCAATATTCCATGTTTTCCACAGTCCACCGTTGACTACTTGCGAAGCCACAGCCCCAATATATTGAGCCGCAGTTGCTTTATCCATCTCAGTACCAATTGCAAATGCATTGGTTAATGCATCCCGGAAATAGTTCATCGGGGCAAACGCAATGTTGTACCGAGTGTGGAATTGTCCGATACCGCTTGTAACCTGATTGAGCATATCAATCAGTGGGTTTGACTGCTGGTAGGTACGACGGATAGCATTACGCTGGTTCTCATCACGTACTTGCAGGACATCAATGCTACCGTCTTCGTTGTAGTGGAAGATAGTGGTTTCACCCTTGAGTGAACTTAAATCAATCTTATCTCGATCTGCAAACGGAATCGACTTGCCCTCCAGTCCGGGTAGCTTATTGATATCACCGATTAGCAAGCCCTGCTTAATTGCATTCTTGATGGATAGCGTTAGGTCTTTACGTCCGGCACGCATCGCAGCGCGTGTGGCATCGCTCATTACTTGGGTAAGCGAGTTGTCTGACCATGACTCACGGCCCTCGAACGAGGCTTGATAGTCTTGCAATTTATCAGCAAATGCTTTATTTGATTTGAGTACATCAAAGTCAAGCATACCGTCTTGTGGGCCAGAGATTTCCTTACCCTTGAATGGGATGTAGTTCTGCCAGTCGTAGAAGTCCACGCGACTTTGAACAGGAGCCGACCAGTAGTTAGCCATCTGGTTCAGGGTTTTCGTAGCATCGTTCAACTGCCGCATCGCAGCAATTACTTTCTCTGCCTGTGGCTTAGCAGGGTCGCTATCAAACTTATCTTTGATTGCTTTAACTTCTGTAGAAGACATACTACCGATAACGTTGTACTCAGTCGAGTTCACGTCTGTGGATTTATATCCAGCAGGGCTAACACCGGTAGGATCAGCATAGCTTTTTACTACGCCATCTAACGCCGTACGCAGGGTCTTCAATTGCTTCGCGGTCAACTTACCTGAATCTACTGCCGAAATAGCTTGCTCGCGGAAGTCTGCTGGGGCAATAGTCTGGTTACCGATCTTGACAGGCGTAGTACTCAGCGGCACATTCAATAGGTACTTAATTGCCCGACGCTCTGGCTCATGCTGCGCCATAAAGTATGTATGCAATCTCGCAAGGGCTGTACGTGAATCTACATCAGCGGCTTTCATGAACTCACCCAATGCAGCTTGCATCTCCGCAGCAGGGCGGTCAACGTGGGTCAAATACAGATCACGTGCCTTACCGATAGACAATGTAATTTGTGTATATACATTATTTAGCATCGGGCCAGCGTCAATTGTCTTCTTGGCGCGTTGCAATGCATCTTCCCATACCTTAATGGGATAGCGGCTATTGGCAAATATGGTAGCCAGCCGACGCAGGCCGGGTGTACTAGTAAGAGTCTTACGCACACTACTTACAGTGTTTTCTGTAGGTAGCTTTGCTTCTTGTTCTTGCTCAATCTGTTCTGGACTACGTGGGCCAGCGGGACTCGGAGCCTTCTTAGGAGCAGCCGTGCCTTTAGATGGTAGCTGCGCACCAATACCTTCTCTGCCAGCTAATTTCTGAATACCACCCTCAGGGGCAGCAAGAATATCTTGGAGCATAGCCGCTGCTTCAAGAAGCAGATTGCCTTTATAGCCGGGCTCTTGTAGCGTACCGCGTACTAAATTGGTAACGCCCTTCTCCGCAACAAGCTCTCCTTTTATTGGCGGAATAACAGCATCCTTTTTCTCTTCCGCTGTGTCAAATAGCGCCGCAGGATTTAATGCTTCTTGTGAGGCTTCAGCTTTTTTCTCTTGTATAGCATCAGCTAGAGTTTTCTCACCTTCAGGTACTTCCTCTGGGATAAGCTTTTTACTCTTTATCTCAGCTTCTGTTCTCTGACTTACGTCTTCTTTTTTGTTTTACCGCGTAGAAGAGTAGTTTTTTCTGTAGGTAGTAATATTTTGGTCTGTCTTGCACTAGGCGTAAACAGACGATACATATACGCTATTGTCCCTGTGAAATAGTCCCACAGGTTATCAAACATTGAATCGTATTGAGTAGCACCTTTTTCAGTCTCCCGCGCAATACGTAAATCCTCAGACTGTGTTTCTGTCTTAGCTGTTGCTTCAGCAAGGCGCGGTACTTGTATCTTAGATAGCTCAAATTGAAAATCAAAATCAGTCATAGCATATGCCACAAACTCATAGAGATTATCAAATGCATTGGGATGCTTACTACCTAATACTTTTTTAGCTGCTGTTGCAATATTTTGTAGGTGTTCTACGGCTTTAGCAGCCCTAGGATCAAGTTTTGTTTTATCAGTAAAGTACTGATGAATAATTTTTACTGTAGCAGCGTGGACTAATTCATGTAGTACGGTGGCTTCATCAAGCCCGTTTGGTCCTACATATAATGTATTAGTATCCGCATCGTATTTAGCAATGTCATCTAAGGTCATGTTTTCATCAAACACAACATTGACTTTAAAGCCCTCAATATTGCCAATAATTTGTGCTAGTCCACGGAAAATAGACATAGCCACACTATCGCGGACGTTAACTAATTTTCTGCGCATTACCCCTTGGTTCATGCGACTAGCATTCTTTGGTGGGTTTTTGAGCTTGACCCTTTGGTATTCGTAACCTGTTTTTAATTTTAGGCCGTTACCTTGCTCAGCAATATAGTCTAGGACAGCTTTAATATCCCCAGCAAATAACTTCTTAAGAATATTATCTGGCAGTACATCGCCTTTACCAGAAGGCTGACCCGCGCGTGCTCTCTCCGCAGCGGCTAACATTTCTTGAAGTGAACGACTTTTTGCTTCTTCTATTGCCCCACGTGATTGCTCTTCCAGCTTTTCTTTTTGAATTTGTTTCTTTATTGCACGGAAAGCCATGTCCTGCTCTAAGACAGAGTCAGTTTTATTGATTGAAGCAAACAATGAACGGCTTGCATCGGACAGACTATTCCATCCGGGGAATGAATAGTTAATACCAGTCTTGTTACCAAAACCACCACGCTCACGCTCATAACTCTGTTGCGCACGGACTTGGTCAGTGGCTTCACCACGTTGAGCTTCAGACGCAGCACGGCTTTCAGTACGCTTGTTGCCTAGGTATTCAGATAGCGCAGCAGCAGCTTTATCGTGCTCATCCTGACTATTTCTAGAAATATGATTCTGGAAGTAAGTGCGCCGCTCATCATCTGTCAGCTCTTTGTAAGCTGGTAATTTATCGTCTTCCGTAGCTTCACCCGTAGCAATCTTCTCATCTACGCGATCATTGAAATCCTGACGTGTCTCGTCGTATAACTACGTTGCTCTTGTGGCGGGAAGTAGCCACTTGGCTCTTTGATCTCTTGCGCAGCAATATCTTGTGCGCTCATAGCGGATAGGGGTTTACCCTCACGCTCTTTTTCAAACGTAAGCGCATCACGAATGCGTTGACCAAACTCTCTTGGAGTTTCTGCATCATTGCGGGTCAACCCATAACGTTTACCTAAAGCATCTAACTGCTTATCCTGTTCAATCTGCGCATTCGTACGTCGCGCAGTACCCTTAGATGCTAAATCTTCACCGCCTAATAAACTATTAAGTAGGTCCTCATCCTGCTGGGCAGCAGACTTTACTGGGGCTGCGGGCGCTTGTTGTCCTTGCGTTTCTGCTTTGACGGTTTCAGTGGTTTGAGTGCCAATTGGGGCTCCTGTTTGTTGACCTGTTATTGCAGCGGGTGTTCCCGCTTCTCCTGTAGTAGGCTGCTCAACATTCTGCTCAGAAGAAACCATTCCATCTCGTTGAGGTGTTTCAAGTCCTGTGGTATCTGTAGCGGGTACGGTTGATCCAGATACAGTAGCGCCTTCTCCACCTGCTCCTTGTTCAGTTCTTGTAGCATATGTTTCTCCTGCTGCTAATCGCGCATCGCGGGCCTGTTGCATTGCAGCAATTTCTGCGGCAATCTGTTGATTTTTACGATCTGATTCTTAGGGTTCTGGTTGATTGCCTGCTTACGCTCAATCTCGCCTTGACGCTTATCGTAGTTAGCTTGTTTCTCCGCAATCCTTTGGTCAAGGAACTCTAATGAGTCAGGAGCAAATGCGGGGGCTTTTGCTGGGGGAGCAGCTTTCTCAACCTTTTCTTTTGCCTTACCTTTAGCCAAGATATCTTCAAGAGATGTTTCGCTTTCCTCAGTTTTAGGAGGAGCTTGCTGCTCTTGCTGAGTAGTTGTACCAGCCAACTTTTCTTCAGTACTTGGTTCAGTCTTAGGAGCCGTAGCAGGGCCATGACCCCCAAACGCGCCGCCCACACCGCCAAGGCCCACTGCACCAAGACCCGCTTGCGCTGCTGTCGCGCCAAGTCCTTCTGTAAGACTTTGTTGCGGGTTGACTTGTCGCACTGCGAGATTCTGTGCAAGTTGACCGCCTGTTTCCTCCAGCAGTTCGCTGGGAAGTTCTTTTGCCGCGCCAGCCAAAGCACCGCCAACAATACCTTTGCCAGTTTTCTCACCAGCCAAGATACGCTCAAGAGTATCCCCACCGGGCAGATAACGATTGGCAATAACAGAAAGCGCTGCGCCTGTAACACCTGCCGCACGGGCTAGATTAATAGCCGCCTTACTCGCCTGCTCTTCAGTGGCACCTTTTTCTACAAGATGTTTGACAATCTCATCGTAAGTTTGCTCACCAACTTGAGCACCTTGCTGGACTGCGCCAGTACCGATTGCGGCACGTGTGCCTGCCTTGATTGCAGCTTCTTTTGCGATTTGCTCTGCGGCTTCCTTAGTTAGACCTTTAGCTACCTGACCAGCAGCTATTTTGGCAGTCGGGGCTAACGCAGAAGCAGCTCCACCAGTAATAAGTGATGGCAGAAGCTGGGGTACTTGCTCAGCCAAGAATGTAGACAATAATGCTGGGTCGCTAACAGTTTGACCAAGAGAGGTTTTAAACGCTTCCCACTGCCCTTGCTTTTCTGCCTCCTGCTGGGCTTGCTGCGCACGTGCTTCGCGGGTAAGCAATCCTTGTGACTTCAAACTTTGGGCATAGTCTTCTAAGTTTTTACCTGCGCCATATGTGCCAGTCTTAGAGAAGTCGCCTGTAGCCAGACCATAAAGCTGTCCAGGAAGTTGTACAAGCGAACCAATACCCTTAAGCCCAGCGGCTCCAATATCAGTCGCAACTTGCCCATATGTACGCTCTGGTGAGCCGTACTGTGGCATCTCTTCAATAATCTTGGCTTTCGCCTGCTCAGGTGTTAGGCTGTCAGGGATGTTCTGTACAAGAGTACCGTCTGGTAGGCGAATTGAGTAAGGCATTACACACCCTTTATTTAGCTGCGCCTATTTTATTGAAGTCTAGTACCTTAGTGCTACCCCCCGCTGCGGTCGGTGGAGTTTGTGTTAGTGAACCAAGACCTAACGATGTTGGTAACACTTTTGCAGCTTCTTCAGCCATTCTTGCACGAGTATCATTTACTGCCTGCTGTACCTGCGCTTTTCTGGCTTCATCTTTTGTAGCGGCTAGTTGTTGTTCTTGCATCACCAATAGGTCTGCATATTTTTATATACAGGATTATTGTTGAGTAGTGCTTTTTGTTTTATGTCTAAGCCAGCCAATGTCGCTTCCAATTTTTGCCCTGCAATATCACCTCGCATTGCAGTAGCTTCTCTTGTAGCACCCACTTGCGCCATGCCGACACGTTCATGCGAAGCCGTAGCGCGATCTTGCGCAGCAACATTTAGGGCAGTACTCCACGCAGTACCTACACTGCGTATGTATGCATCATAGAGTTGAGTAGCTTGCTGTAGTGGTACAGCGGCATTCGTAGCAATTGCTTTAATTGCCTCAAGCCGGTTCTTACTTTTATCAGCGGCTTCTTTTATAACATCACCCAGTGCACCCATTGTTCGGGCTTCTTTATTCTTAATGACTTCAAGCGTCATCTTATCTTGCTCTTGGGCAAATATTTCATCAGCAGTCATTTGCTGCGCACGGCGAGCTTGCTCACCTTTAACTACATTACTCCAGTTAGCGCCGGGAGTTGCATAGTCCGCAAGCTGATCCATGAAGTTGTTCATGTCTCGTGCTTTTTGAGTTTTCTCGTATCGTGCTGCACGATCTTTGATTAACTTCTCAGCAACCTCATCAGACTTACCAATGCCTAAAGACTTATATAGTTCCAGACGTTTAGCAATATCGTCCTCGACTTTAGTCTCAGGTTTGATTTCGCCCATTAATTTATCTTGCGCAGTTTTGTAGTCGCTGTATCCGGGCAGTGTAGTAATGTCTTTTGGAGCTGCTATGGCTTTCTGCATCGCAGCATCAAGCCCAGTAGGAGGAGCAGGCGGACCCATCAACGCACTGGGCGCAGGTCCCGCGATACCACCGGGAACTCTAGGAGCAGCAGGCGCAGGCGCAGCGGCAACAGGCGCAGTAATAGGAGCAGTAACGGGAGCAGTAGGCGCAGCGGTGGGAGCAGCGACAGGAGCAGCAACGGTAGGAGCTGGGGGTTTCGGAGCACCTACTGGAGACATAGCAGGAGCTTCCGATGTATCAAGCATCATTGACTGTGGAGGACGCCCACCTAATAATCTGCCAATACCACTTAATGCTGCACTGAGCGGGTTAACCCGTGCTGGGGGAGTACCCATGCCTACAGTTTCATCTGTAACTGGATTAATATCGTAGTTAGCCGCAGTGCGTGGAGTTCTATCATCAACATTAGCCGCCGCTGCTTCTTCCGCAGCTTTTTGTTGGGCAGCTTCAATATATGCCTTAGTCTGGTTACGAAGTTTTTCTTTTTCTTCGTCTGTAACTTTATTGCCTCCTGCAAACGCAACGATGCCACCCGGAGCAAAGTTAAACATACTTTCATCAACCGGCGCACTAGCAATGCCGCGTTCACGTTCGGGCTCACCCTGCGTTATGGGATGAGGCGCACCTTCTGGCACAGGTGCACCCGGTTGAGGATGCTGCATAGCTTGCGCAGCTTGACGTTGTTGCGCCGCTTGTAGCGCAGCGATGCCCGCAGACTGTTCAATTTTGTCTTTAATCGTACCTTGAGGTGGGGCAGTCTGGTCACCCTTTTGATTGTTCAATGCTTTGGTAATCTGCTCCAAACGGCTCTCAACCAAAAATTTCACAAATGGTGAACTAGGATTGTTAGCGAGTTGCTGCAAATAAGAAACGCCCTCCGCACTGGGAGGGACCATGTTCAAATCTTGTAGCTGCTTATAGTAATTAATTTGACCGGGTTGAATCATGATCTATCCTTAGGACTTAGGAATGATGCCTAGGTTTTGCAACATCTGGTATACAGTACTCATGCCGCCCACTGCTTGTTGCGCACCTGTCTGTGCTTGCGGTATATTAGACACAGTAGAAATTGGCAGACCTTGTAGCATAGACTGCAAAAACTGAACTTGCTTCATCGGATAATCACGTTGAGTATTAAACTCATTGAGATCAGCAGTGATACCCTCTTGCTCAATACCACGCTGGGTCTGGCCTTGTTGTGACATCAAATCAGCCAAAGTTTTAGCCTGACCTTGCTCAGTATTGAACTGGCCCATAGCCTTGTCGTACGCATTAGCGTACCCTTGCCCAACGGTTTTATTCTGCTCCTGCATTAGGTTACGTTGAGTCTCTGCATCCATAATAGCTTGGCGGCTACCACCGAATGCGCCTGCACCAGTAAGTTTTGCAGCGTTTCCCATTTGTGTAATCTGAGATTGGCGACGTAGCTCATCCAACTGAGGAGTCAAGACGGATTGCAGGTACGGATTCATGTATTGCCCAGCGACACCAGTTCCACCCCCACCGCCTGTCGTAGTGCCATTAGCACCATACGTAGGAGCCTGATACGCGCCTGTATTACTAAAAGACTGACCTAAATTACTTGGGAAATTTAAGCTACCCAGCCCAGTAAAAACTTTACTCTGTAGGTCAGAAGCCCCCGCAGTCATTGGGCCTTGGTAAGTTTGATACGGCTCATTGGCTATGCCCTGAGCTTTACCTAGCATATCTGTTACATATGGGCCAGCCCACTCAGATAGCGTAGAGGTGTTTGCGCCAGTCGATGTTGGAGCCGTAACTCCGGCAGAAGTAGTAGCCATTTTTCGTCCTTATGTAGGCAAGTATTTATCTGCTTTAGTGTTAGCAGCAACATTCTTAAGAGACTTTTTTCGTGCGCCTTGGACACGGTCCATCATTGCATAAAGCTTACGTGCTCCAGCCTCGGTTGAGCCGTTACCAATCTCTGAAACAATACGCGCAGGAATCACAAATTCTCCATCTGCCAATCGTGCCGGTTGATGTTCACCTATTGTCGCAGGAATTGAGTCAGATACACCATCTCCGGGGCCACGTAAAAGCCGCCCACCATCAGAATAACCACCCAACGCAGATATTCCACCAGTGTTATATCGTGCTACACCCCCGCTTGCCATAACATGACCCGGAGCCACTGTAACACCGGGGGCCGCTGTAACTACTGGAGCTGCTGTGACCACTGGAGCCACTGTAACACCGGGGGCCGAAGTAACTACTGGAGCCTCCGTAGCCACAGGTAAGTAACGCATAGGGCTAAAGTATGTAATGCCTCCAGAACCGGGGCGACGTGGGGCGGTAGTAGCTGGGGCTGTAGCTGTAGCAGGTACTGATACCGTTTGCGGTATAGGATTCATAGTCCGTGTGGCAGTGTAGTTTGGAATACCGCCTTGATAGCCCTTATAAACGCCCTGTCCTGTTTGCCCCAATCCCCCACCAAGGGAGTTGAGTAAACCATAAATACCAGCAATACCACCTAACTGGCCTGCTTGGCCTAGGGATGAAGTACCACTAAGTAGGTTTTTGGCTACGTTCCAAAAATTATAGTCAGCTGGGTTTGTGTATCCACCAGCCTGAGCGAGTTGTGGCAGGGTGAAACCAAAATTAGTCCAGTAGTTTGGATCACCATAGTCACCAGTAACGTCCCATGTATCTGCCATATCAACCCCTCAAAATTCGTAATAAGTCATCGAACGAAGTATTTTCGCTCATTAGTTTGCCGACTGTATCGAAGGCATCATTTTTACCTGCTTTTACTGCTTCTGCAACTTGTTCTGGCTCTGCGCCAGCCTGTACAACACTCAGTGGCTTGTAATCCTCTTCGATTATCTCGCCTTCTTTAGTTAACTTTTGCTTCTTTGTCCCAAAATCTTTGCCATAGTAGAACACGTTGGCAAGCTGCGGAATCCCTGCCTGAGCCAATGCCTGCTGCACCTGAGGGAAGTTTAATCCTAGGTCTTGTACAGGAGGCTTGGTTGTAACTGGACGTAGCGTCACAACCGGTGTTGTAGTCACGGGCGGCAACGTAGGAGTTGTAGGAGGCGGCGTTGTAGTTCCAGTCACCGTCACGGGTGGCAGCGTAGGTGTAGTCGGAGGCGGCGT